GGAATCAAAGCAGACCGCGACAAATACAAAGCGGACGCGCAGAAAGTCACGGAGCTTGAGAAGAAACTGAAGGCATATGAAAGCGGAGATGACTGGAAACAGAAATTCGATGACGAACACAAAGCATTCGAGGATTACAAGAAGGACATCCTCAACAAAGAGAAACTCAGCAAGGTTCAGACAGCATATAAAGCTGTTCTGAAAGAGTGCGGAGTGGATGAGAAACGCATTGATTCGATCATCAAAATCACTGATTTCTCGAAGCTGAAACTCAATGATGAGGGAAAATTCGAGAACAGTGAAGATCTGACGAAAAAGATCAAAGAAGAGTGGTCAGGATTCATCGTTGAGCGTCATGAACAGGGCGCTGATGTCAAAAATCCGCCGAACAAGACAGGCGCGAAGAAGATGACAAAAGATGAAATCATGGCAATCAAAGACGGAGCAGAACGGAGAAAGGCAATCGCCGAAAATCCGGAGCTGTTCGGTTTAAAACTGTCCGAATAAGGACAAGAAAGGATAAAAAAACAGCATGGCTGAAACAAATCTGATTAAAAAGGCTGACCTCGCGAGAATTCGTGAGGTCGATTTTGTTACACGATTCAATGGATCCATCAGAAAGCTGACAGAAGCTCTCGGTGTTACTCGCAAGATTCCGAAGCAGGCAGGCACAGCGCTGAAGATTCACAAGGTCACTGGAACGCTCGTGAACAACGGTGTTGTTGCAGAGGGTGACACAATTCCTCTTTCCAAGTATTCCACAACGGAAGTGCCTGTCGGCGAAATGACTCTGAAGAAGTGGAGAAAAGCGACATCCGCTGAGGCAATCATCGACAGAGGTTATGATCAGGCAGTTTCCGAAACAACTGACAAGATGCTGAAGGATGTTCAGAAGACCGTTCGCGCAGACTTCTTCTCATTCCTCGCAGATGTTGACTCTGACTCCACAGCAACAGGCACCGGTCTTCAGGCGGCACTCGCTAATGCGTGGGGCAAACTTCAGACTCTGTTTGAGGATGATGATGCAGAGCCGGTCTATTTCCTGAATCCGATGGATGTCGCTGACTACCTCGGAACAGCGCAGATCACAACTCAGACAGCATTCGGTCTGACATATATCGAGGATTTCCTCGGACTGGGAACTGTGATTCTGAACAGCAATGTCACAGCGAAGAGCTTCTATGCGACAGCGAAGGAGAACATCGTTCTCTACTACATTCCTGTCAATGGCGCTGATCTGAACGAGGCATTCGCATTCACAGCCGATGAAACAGGCTACATCGGCATTCACGAAGAGCCGGATTACACCAACATGACAGCATCTGACACTGTTGTTGATGGAATCAAGCTGTTCGCTGACTACGCTGACGGCATCGTCAAGGGAACAATCACGGCGGGGGAATGACATCGGCTCTTCATCAGTCCGCGCCTGAATACACCGAATCCGACCTCTCTGCAATGACAAAAGCGGAATTGCTCGACATAGTGGAGAGTCTCGGTATTGAGGGAGTGACGAGTCGAAATACTAAGGCGGAAATCATTGCCGCAATCATGAACTCGGAGGTCTGATATGCTCAAGATTCTTGATGAAATCTGCGACACAATCCACAATTTTTTCGTTGTGAGAGGTGGTGTCCACAGAGGAAATTTCAATATTGTTGACGGTCAGCTCCAGTGCGATTTCCTGAAGGAAAATCAGTATTTCCGAGTCGTTGGATCCGTGTTCAACGATGGAGTATGGAAGTACAGCGGCAGTGAAATGACAGATGAGGAGTTCAACGGAGAAGTTTGGGAGATGGCTGTGCCGATGGCACTCATCTCCCTTTTATCTGAAATTGAGACATGGAATGAAAAATACGGATCAATCGACAGCGAAAACATGTCGCCGTATCAGTCAGAGTCATTCAATAACTACTCTTATTCAAAGGCAACGGTCACAAGAGGAGACGGATCTTCGGGAACACTCCCGATGACATGGAAGGAAGTCTTTGCTGACCGGCTGAACAGATGGAGGAAACTGGGATGAGTCTGATCAATGCATACATGTCTGAGTGCATGTTCCTCATCAAGACAAAAGCTCCGGACGGCATGGGCGGCATGATCAACGTGTGGACGGATGGAGCAAAATTCGAGGCGGCAATCGGCAAGGACAACACCACAGCCGGTCGTGTCGCTGAACAGGAAGGTGTGACGGCGATCTATACCGTCACAGTCAAAAAGAGCATCGTGCTTGAGCCGTTCGATGTGTTCAGGAGACTCTCTGATGGAAAGGTGTTCCGTGTCATGTCGTCCATCGTGGATAATGTGACACCGCCGTCCTCAGGGATGAACATCGGACAGGTGTCAGCTGAGGAGTACATCCCAGTATGAGCGGAAGGATGACGCAGATTGCGAGCGCACTGTATGATTTTTGGTCGTCTTTCGGGATGCCGGCATTCCCTGAGGGAAGTGTTCCGGAAAAGCAGGCGCTTCCGTACATCACCTATCATGTCACCTATCCGGAGTGGAAAGAGCAGTCATCGACCTATGCGACTGTGTTTACTCACAGTCCTTCCTATGTTCCGCTCGCTCAGGTCGTTGATCAGATCGAGGAGACGGTCGGTGAAGGAGTGCAACTGGACACTGAGGACGGATTCCTGACGCTCTACAAAGACAGAACATTCATGCAAATTCAGCTGCAAGACGATATAAATCTGAAAGCGGCATATTTGTCTTTAATCATTGAGGCAAATCTTTAAGGAGAAAAACCTATGGGAAGAAAATTCACTAAAATTCCTACCGATACATTCGAGAGCCTGACTCTCAATGCCGGTGTTCTCGCAAAGACTTTCAATCCCGCGACAGGTGAGATTCAGAACGCTGACATCCTCGGTGCGACAACCGGAGGTCTCCAGTTCACACATTCTCATGAGTTTGTTGATTTTGGCGAGGACATCGACAACTGTCCGAAGAACACGAAAGAACTGAAGGAAATCAACGACACGACAACAACCGTGTCCGGAACAATGCTGACGATGAAACCCGAATCAGTCGCTCGGCTGATCATTGGTGATGTCGATGAACAGAATGCGAAGCACATTGTTCCGAGAAATGTCCTGAAGGACACTGATTTCGCTGACCTGTGGCTCATCGCAGACTATGGAAAGACGGATGGAAAAGCTATCGCGATTCACATGATGAACACGCTCTCCACAGCCGGTTTTGCAATGCAGACGACAGACAAAAACAAAGGTCAGTTTGCATTTGAGTTCACATCACACTATTCTCTGAGTGATCAGGATACTGTTCCTGTGGAGGTCTACATCGGATAATATGAGGAAATTGTCGGAATTTAAAAACGAGGAGGCTCTTGACCTCCTCGCCGACATCCTCGAACCTGTGTCAGTCATCATGACTGATGACGAGGTTGTCGACAAGCTCATGAGCGACAATGAGAGAATGAGCGGAGCCGTTCTGATGATTCGGCGGTACAAAAAAGAACTCCGTCGCATTCTTGCCGCAATGGATCAGGAAGATCCGGAAACATATGAGTTCAACATTTTCACGCTTCCGAGGAGGATTCTTGAAATCGTTAACGACAAGGAGCTTCTCGCTTTTTTTATGGAACAGCAGACCGAAACTTTAAAAGAGTCTTTTGGATCTGCCAAGGAGAATACAGAGGAGCAAGAAGACTAAAACCGTTCGTCAATTATGTTCTGTCCAAGTATGAGGACGAACAAAGACGGACGGCTTTTTTCGTATATGTCACTGATCAGCTATTTTATCAGGCACAAGGAAAAACACACACTCAGAGGTTCATAGAAATTCTCAATCGAGAACCGAAGAATGTGGAAACTTGGAGCGCTGAGGAAATTGTTGAGGAAGTGGTCAGAAAAACAGGAATCACAATTGTTAAGGAGGACAATGAATGAATGTATTTGAGTTAGTAGCAAAATTGACATTGAACTCCGATGAATTCAAAAAGGGAATGGAGGACAGTGAGCAGAAGGCGAGCGGATTCGGTTCAAAGTTGAAATCGATTGTCGGAAGTGGAACGAAAATCGCAGTCGGATCACTCGTTGCCGCAGGGACGGCGGCTGTTTCTTTCGGCAGTCAGCTCGTGTCAGGTGTGTCATCCATTGCTCAGTTCGGCGATAACATTGACAAAATGTCTCAGAAGATGGGCATGTCTGCCCAGTCATATCAGGAGTGGGACGCAGTCCTTCAGCATTCCGGAACCTCTATTGAGGCGATGAAGACCGGCATGAAGACTCTCGCAACGGCGGCGGAGACCGGATCGGATGCGTTCAAAGCACTTGGAATCTCTCAGACAGAACTGAAAGAACTGAATCAGGAGCAACTGTTCGAGAGAACAATCACGGCTCTTCAGAATGTCGAGGATGAGACTCAGAGAACCTATCTCGCGTCAAAACTCCTCGGCAAAGGCGGAACCGAACTCGGTGCATTGCTGAACACATCAGCCGAGGACACACAGAAGATGCGTGACAGAGTCCATGAACTCGGCGGAGTGCTGTCTGATGAGGCGGTCAAATCGGCGGCGGCTTTTCAGGACAGTCTTCAGGACATGACGACAGCAATGTCGGGAATGAGGAATCAACTGATGTCTGAGTTCCTCCCGTCATTCACAATCATCATGGATGGTCTGACTGAGATATTCGCAGGGAATTCCGGAAAAGGTGTCGAGCTTGTCAATTCCGGTCTTCAGGCGATGGGAGACAAAATCTCAGAAATGATTCCGAGGATTGCTGAAACGATGGGAATTCTCATTCAAGGACTGCTCGGTCTGATCGTCCAGTCGCTCCCGAAATTTTTGGACATGGGATATAACCTGATCACAAAAATGATCAACGGCATTTCGAACAACATGCCGACAATCATTCAGACGATCCTGACGCTCGTCACGAAGCTGTTGTCTACCATGCTGTCGAGACTGCCGGAATTCCTTGCAATGGGAGTTAAATTGATCGCGGCACTCGCAAAAGGTCTGCTCAATTCGCTTCCTAGTGTCCTGTCGGCGATTGGAACAATCGTCAAGGACACGGTGAATGCGTTTAAAAAGTTCGACTGGAAGAGCTTAGGCAAAAATGTCATCAGCGGAATTGTGTCAGGTCTGAAAAATGCCGGAGGAGCGATCAAGGACATGCTTGTCAGTCTTGCAAAAAACGCTTTTAGCGGAATAAAGTCGTTCTTCAAAATCGGATCTCCGTCAAAACTGATGCGAGATGAAATCGGCAAATACATTCCGGAAGGTGTCGCTGTCGGTATCGAGGCAAACGCTGACAGTGTTTACAAGGCAATGGATGACCTCAGCAACATGACAGTCGATGCGTATGATCCGGATATGACTGCGGTTGCGCCGGCAACAGGAACGACAGACGGACGCGGATCGGGAGCTATCACGATCAATGTCTATCCGTCCGAAGGAATGGACGAAAAACGGCTTGCTGAACGAATTGAGGAAATTATCTCTGACATGCAGATGAGGAGGAGAGCTGTCTATGCTTAAAACATTTACTTTTGACGGAAAGAACACATCCAATTTTCATGTCAAAGTAGGTGATTCGGGGATTTACGAAGCACCGGTCAGATCTGTTCAGCACAGTTACATTCCGAGAAAAAACGGAAGTTTCATCACAGACAATCGCTATTTTGAGGATGTGATTATTTTCTATCAGGCGGTCATGACAGAAGGGTTCGGAGAGTCATTTGATGATCTTCGAGCTTTTCTTTCCGACCACGCAAACACTTATTTCAGACTGGAGGATGAATTCAGACCGAACCATTTCAGAATGGCGAAATTTGAAAAAATCTCCGGTCTGAGATTTACGAAACACAAGGCAAGATTTGACATCTATTTCAGATGTAAGCCTCAGCTGTTCCTGAAATCCGGAGAGCAGACTGTGACAGTGGATGAGCTTGTCACATCGACCACTAAAGGGAGCATCGTTCATGTCGATCTCGCTGATGACGAGTCAATCGTTGATGTTCTGATCGACCTCAATCCGCAACAGGAGGGAGGAGGAACTCCGTCAACAACCAACATCAGACCAATTAAGAAAATCAATGGTTGGAAGCTGATAAAAACAGGTAAAAATCTGTTGCCTTTCGAATACAGAAGCGGTGAAGCAGGCGGACTGACATTCACAGCGACCGCCGGACGGTATAAGGTTATCGGTGCTGTGACTGATGTCAATGAACATCTCAAAATTGCGCACAACATAAAGCTTCCAGTCGGCACATACAATCTGACCGGAATTCCGAACAACGTTTATGTGAAATTTGACGCAGATGTGTATGAGTATCAGGATAACGGAATTTTGGGTGTCACCGAAATGTTCAATATCCGCTCATTTACAGTCACAAAAAACACAGATCATGTTGATATTTTTCTCGGTGGCCGGCAGAAATACAAAAACGTAAGTGCAACCATTTCTCCGATGATCGTTGTCGGAGAGGAAGGAGAATTTGAGCGTTGGAAGTACAACGAATATGAGATTAACGATGGAAATCCAACGATATACGGCGGAAAGATTTCGCTTGCAACAGGAGACATCACATCTGACTGGATTTATCTAAATGGGTATGCCGCTCAGTATTCCATCGGAGATCCGTGGGTTTCTGACAGAAACGAATATGCAGAAGGGACAAAACCGACATACAATGCGGAGATTGTTTACAAAACCGATCAGGCTGTAGTGATTCCATCATATCAACCGTTCACATACAAATTTGACGATTGTTATTTGTACTCGCCGAACGGTGATGTTTCTGTTGTTATCGGTCGAGGATATGACGAAATCGTCAATCCGACATTGTTCGAATCAAAACCGCTGATCAGGATCAACGGAAACGGTGTCGTCTATGTCAACGATGTTGCAATCACTGTCTCAAACAGTCCTTATTCATACATCGACATTGATTGTGAGCTGATGAAATGCACATCCGGCAACAATGACGCTGATTCCTATGTGTCATTCAGTGGGAATGATTTCCCAGTGCTGAAGAGAGGAACAAATAGGATCTCTGTTTCAGCCGGAACACAGGCGGTCATCACTCCGAGGTGGTACACACTATGATCCCGATTCTTTTCGAACACGAAGAAACAAATTTCTCCTCGAACGGTCTCGGCAGACTTGCTGAATGCACATCATGTATTCCAGTCGAGGAAAAGAATGGAATCAAGGAGCTGACTCTGACCTATCCGACAACCGGACGAATGTTCGACAAATTGATTGTCGGACGGATCGTCTACACAACGCACGACTCCACACAGGATCCTGAGCCGTATGACATCTATTCGATTACGGCAACAAATGACGGTTTCTGTGAGGTAAAAGCGGCTCACATTTCATACAGGCTGAACAACACTGTTCTGAAGCCTTTTGAGGCATCGTCATGTGCTGAGGTTTTCTCAAAAATCAATCCGATGTCACTGAATAGCAATCCATTCACATTCATCACCGATAAATCCGCAACAGGAGCTTTCACACTGAAGGAACCACGCTCAGTGAGGAGCATTCTCGGAGGATCTGAGGGATCTATTTTGGATGTGTACGGAAAAGCGGAATATGAATTCAGAAAATTCACGGTATATCACCGGCTGAACAGAGGAGAAAAGAGAGGATCAATTCGATATGGAAAGAACCTCCTGACTCTTGTTCATGAGCTTGACGGATCAAGTTCATTCGATGCTGTTGTTCCGTACTGGATCGACAGTGACGGAAACAATCTCGTCATGCTGTCGAGTCCGATCCTTGTCCTGAACGGAACCAACACCGAAAGATGTGTTCCTATGAACATGTCAGATGATTTCGATGAACAACCGACACAGGCACAGCTTAAAGAAAAGGCACAAGCAAAATTCAGCGGTGAGGAACCGTGGGTCATCAAAGAAAATCTGAAAATCACATATGCTCAGCTGTGGGAGTCACAGGAATTCGAAGCGTTCGCTCTTTTCGAGAGAGTGAGGTTATGCGACACCGTCGAATTCATTGATACGAACGGACTGAGAGCGGAGATGAAGATCATCCGTGTCGAATATGACTCTTTGAATGAAAGATACATTTCGATTGAACTGGGAGAACCGAAGCGGAACGTCTTTGATCAGATTCAGTCAGACATTGACTCCTCAGTGAACAATGTGTTCAGAACTGTCAAAGAGCTTCCGACAAAATCCAACATGGACAGAGCGATTGAGGAAGCGACAGAGCTGATCAGAGGCGGCAAAGGCGGTCACATTCTGATGGTCACCGATGCGAATGACAAGCCTCAGGAATTCCTGATCATGGACACAGAAGACATTGCCACAGCACGAAAGGTGTGGAGATGGAATCTGAATGGTCTTGGTTACTCGTCAACCGGCTACAACGGATCATATGAGCTTGCTATGACCAATCAAGGGAAAATCAACGCGAGCATGATCACAGTCGGTGTTCTCCTTGCGTCCATCATCAAAGCCGGAATCCTCTCAGATGATGCCGGTCTGAATTCATGGAACATGGAAACAGGAGAGTTCAAAACCAAGAGCATCGAGTGCTCAGACTTCTTCAAGGTCATCGGCGGAAACGGATCCATGCTGAAAATCCCATTCAACACCGATGGGACTTCCTACATTGAGATCTCACAGGACAATCCGTTCAAGGTAATCGTTGCTGACACAACGCACGGTTGGTACAGAACATTTGAGATCAACAACAGCACTGGTCTTACGATTTCTGACAACTACACAGACTCGATCAGTGAACTGTCGAGCAGAGGATTATATTCTCATGACATGGCACTGAATGAGGCAAATTACAAAGCGACAGGATTCACATTTGATCAAGGGTCAAGCATCCATCATGAAATTTCAGCAATGAAATTCCAGTTCAGCAACGGTGTCGAGAAAGTCGTTGCGAATGGAAATGGAAAATTTGATTTCTCTTCCGGTGACATCGATGTCTCAAACGGAGAAGTCAGAAGACGTGGATCTCCATGCACTTTCAGCGATACAACGAACATCATTCATTTTAAATGGGTCAGCGGAACTGGTCTTGAGGTGTGGGTTGATCTAACAAAGATCGGCACGATCAGACAGGAAAACTGAGGAGGTAAATCATGCCAAAACCTAGAGGAAAAAAAGTCGTTGCAAATTTCACGAATGCTCACAGGATCGTGAGCACTGTTCCGATTTTTGCGATTGACTATGGTCAGCAACTCATCATCA